TTATCATGCTAAAGATGATTTGACATTGACTGAGGCTTATACTGATCCGAATACTAGTGAATTCTTTAAGCACAAGATTTTTAAAAACTTGTATCGTATTCGAGTGGATGATTCTGACTTTTCTACAGCAATGCATTGTACCTTTATTAAAGGTCGCGTTGCTGTAACTGCTAGACATTTGCTGACTGATACTCGTTTTAAGAAAGATGTGTTTGTATATCTTGACAATCCTTTGTTAACAGCACCCTATAGAATTCCTTTAAAAGATATTCAAAATTTCTCGATAAGGGACGATGATGGGCGTTATAAGGACCTGATCTTTCTCGTGTTCCCCGATAATGTGCATGCGCATAAAGACATTACATCAATGTTTAATTCGCGTGATGAATTGGAGAATATGGGGGTGATTCAGGCTCAGTTAACTTGTTTTGATTTGATGGGAACTGGAAATTCAACACTTGACATGATTTCTTCCTTGCGCTTCGTTGTGCAGGGAAAACCGAAAACAGAAAAGATTTCAGCTCGTTGTGATGATGATACAATCATTCATTACACCGATTATTTCGAATATACGGCTGAAACTTTCCCTGGATGTTGTGGAGCACCTATTCTGGCACTGGATGCAAGATTACCTAGGAAAATTTTAGGTTTTCATGTAGCTGGTAGTTCCGGAAAGGGTTATGCTCAAGCAATTAGTTCGGAGGAAGTTTCTGCCGTACTCGGTGGTATTCGGACTCAGTGTTTGGTGTCCGCTCCTGAAATCGACCTTTTAGGTCGTGAGGAGTGGGAACCAAAGGCTGGGTTTAAGCCATCGGGATATTATCCTTTGGGCAGAGTCAATCAGGCTCTGTTCACTGTTAAACAAACCCAAATAAGTGAATCACCGATTCATGGATTGGTTACTGAACCGATAACAAAGCCTGCTCATCTGGAAGACTTTGAATTTGAAGGAGAACATGTGAATATGGACTTTAACTTGGATAAATATTTTGGACCTAGTAATGTTTATATACCACCTGAAGACTTGCAAATTTTAGAGGATTACGGAGTGAAGGCTTTTGCTATTGACGAGGAAAATCAATACTTGATGAGAGAACTCACATATGAAGAAGCGATTCAAGGTGTTCCTGGTGAAGAATACCTACCATCTATGAATCGACAAACATCACCTGGCTACCCCTACGTCCTAAAAAGGAAAGGTAAGGGTAAGACACAATGGTTGGGTAAAGATGGAGATTTGACGGTTGACAATGAAGAATTGAAAACTGATGTTGAAACCTTGCTTGATCATGCATCACAAGGACTGCGAGATTCCGTTGTTTTTACAGCGTTGTTTAAGGATGAGAGACGACCTATTGCTAAGGTAAATATGGGTAAAACTCCCATCTTTGCGGGTGGACCTATGCATTTTACTATTGCTATAAGGATGTTTTTCCTCGGCTTTTGTGCAGCGTTTATGAAACAACGGATACGAAATGGATCGTTGGTTGGATCGGATGTACATTCATATGATTGGACTCGGTTTGTGAAATATCTGAATGAAGTTTCAGATACTAATGAACCAAATTTTCTGGCAGGCGACCATGGTAATTTTGATGGATCTTTGATCTTACAAATGTTATGGGTCGTGTACCGGATAATAGAACGATTATATGGACGTGCAAATAATTTGACTACTTATGTTTTGTGGAGTAGTATATGTAATTGTGTTTTGCTTTTCAAGACATTGTTGTTTATGTTGACACATTCACAGCCATCTGGAAATCCGCTGACCACAATTATAAATACTATTTACGGTCGTTTGTTATTTTTCTACACTTTGTTACTTTTGTTACGGGATATTATCGAGAAGGGAGATGATGAACAAGTCGAAAAGGCTTTGATCATTATCAAGAATATTGATAATTACTTCCGTGCGGGTATTTATGGTGATGATATTACTGCGGTACTTAATCACGATTTACGTGGTTTGGTGACTCCAGATGATATTACACGAAAGATGTTAGTACTTGGACATAAATTTACTGATGAATTGAAATCCACAGGAAAGCAGGAATATCGTACATTGCATGAAATCTCAAT